CGCAAAATATTTTTATACTCCAACAAATTATCCAATGGGATTTGCTATATTTCATATGTATAAAATAGATCATGTAACAAAAACTAGCACTACTGATGTGAAAATAGTTGGTGTTCATACTTTCTTTGATGATATGGAAAGTGACGGATACGTGAAAGATTTCAGACCAACTAACAGAGAATTAGTAGGAGTACTGACAACTATATTAGATGGTTCACGTTGGCAACTGGGAACAGTTAACATTCAACGAAGATATACAGGTAACTTCTACTATGTGACACGTAAAGAAGCAATAAGCAAGCTAATTGAAGCTACACAGATTGAGATTAAGCCACGATTAGAATTTAGTCGAGGTAAGATAACAGGTAGATATTTAGATGTTTTTACTAGACTAGGAGCAAGAAACGGAAAAGTATTCGTTCACGGTAGAGACTTACTAACAGTTAGCGAGAAGAAGTCACAAGGAGCGATATATACAGCCGTTGTGGGCCGTGGTAAAGGTGAAGAGACTGACACAGGTGGTTATGGTCGTAGAATATCATTTAAAGATGTTGAATGGAGAAGAACAAGTGGTCAGCCAGTTGATAAACCTGTAGGTCAAGAATACGTAGAAATACCAGCTATGACTAAATTATATGGCTTTGAAAAAGGTACTAAACCACGTATTAAAATTGTTGAATTTCAAGATGAAGCGGATAAAGAAAAACTATTAAGGCTTTCTTATGAATGGCTTGAAAAAAATAGTAGAATGCAAGTAGAGTATAGTGCTAAAGTTTTAAACGTTGGTAATCTTGAATTAGGTGATACTGTTGGGATATTTAATCCTAAACTAGGAATTAAATATGAAACAAGAGTATTTAAAGTTAAAAGAAATTTAGTTGACAATAAACTAACTGAATTTGGAATAGGTGATAAGGTGACTACATCTCCGTTCAGTAGAACTATTGAATTAGCTAAAGAGATGAAGAACTTTCAAGATGACACAGTTTATTGGCTTGATAAGATACGTGAAAGATTATCTGATAAGTTAATTAATGAAGATGGTTATAACTATGATTTAAAAGCCGATAATGAATATAAAGTACCTGCTGGATATTATTCATTCGATAAACCTATCGATCAAAATCCTACTAAAGTGGTTTATATGGGAGCTGGTAAGATTGCTATAGCTGACAGTAAGAAACCTACTGGAGAATGGAATTGGAGAACATTCCTTGACGGAAGAGGAGCAACACTAGATTTAATTAATACAGGTGTGCTAAGAGCTGGTCGTATTCAATCTGCTGACGGTCGCAGTTATTGGGACTTGGATACAGGAGAATTCCATATGGAACAAAGTGCCATTAATGAAGCGGTAAAAACAGTCGTAAATGGCAAGGTGCAAGAAATAGTAGGAGAGGTTAAGAAAAACTTACCTACTAAAGAAGAGCTTAAAGGTAAGAGTTCTTATTTACACAAAAAATACAGTGATTTTGCTGACGGTCGCAACATGAGTGACAACTCAACACTTAAGTATATTGGCATATACACTGGTGACAAACAACAAGCACCTTCTAACGCTAGTGAGTATAGCTGGACTAAGATTAAGGTAGACGGTAAGCTATACAAGGCTTATTCTAACAGCTTAAATGGGCTTGATTTTACAATAGTTGAACCAGATGAAAATGCTAAGTTATTCGCTAAAAACAGACCACGTGTAAATATTGTTAACGACAATGATATTAGCGATATATGGCAAGCTAATATGTTTCTTAGCTTTAAACCTAACACTAAATATACCTTAACAGCAAGAGCTAAAGGGAACAGTAATAAGTTGTGGGCATATTTCAGAAATAATAAGACTAGTGAGGAATACAGTTGGGGTCAGTTGGAATTCAGAGGACTAGAAACTAAGTCAATCACATTCACAACTACAAATGATGTTGAGGATGTTCTGTTTAAATTCATTTTAGTTCCGGAAGATGAAGATTGGACAGGAATTCAGATTGACTGGTTTACAATTTATGAGGGTGATAAACGATATAGCGACTATCCTGTTAATGAACCGGCGCAATACCATAAATATCGTTATTTTGGTTACGTGTTTAAAGAGGGTGAACCAGTAGCAAGTGATTTTGAATGGTTTGATTTACAGCAAACCTCAATTACAAATGATAAATACACTCACATAGTGTATTCAGATAATGCTGATGGAAGTAATTTTGGTCGTGAACCTAAGAAATACATGGGTGTTGCAAGGACTACATCTCCGACACAACCCACAGATAAGACGGCTTATAAGTGGTTTAAGGTAACGGGAGAAGACGGTAGAGATGGTGTGGACGGTAAGTCTTACGCTAGAAATTATCTTAGCGGAACTGCTGGAGAAAAAATACTAGCAGCAGTTAATGATAATTTTTCGACACAAGAAGCTTTTAAGCTAGTAGACAACAAAAATTTTCGTGACTTAGGTTTTAACATAGGTGATAAAATTACATTTATTGCCGACTACGAGGTTTTACCTAACGGAACTAATAAAAAAATTAGTAGATTGAATTTTGAGTGGTACGACGGTACAAGGTATAGGGCTTGGATGAACCAGGATATAAATCCAACTAAAGGTACTTATGTAAGAACATTAACGGTAAACAACGATCTACTAGATAGTAAACGTGCTTTTTTACGTACTGACAATGTCAACGCTAAAATCAAAATCACAAACGCTAGGGTTATTCAAGGTGAAACGGTGCAACCATGGAGTATAGCTCAAGAAGATTTGAGAGGTCGTGATGGTGTAAGTAATTACATTCATAGAAAGTACAGTGACTCTTCAAACGGTGCTAATATGGATGACAATTCAAATCGTAAGTATATAGGAATTTACACAGGAACAATCCCAACTCCTCCAACAACAGCAAGCAGTTACTTATGGTCGAAGATAAAAGGTGAAGACGGAGCAAACGGAGTACCTGGGGCTAAAGGTGCTGATGGTCGTACACCATATTTCCACACAGCTTATTCTAATAGTCCTACTGGTGACAGAGATTTTAGCACAATAAATAGTAACGATAAACTATATATAGGAACTTACAGCGATTTTGAAGTTGCTGATAGTAATGATTATCGTAGGTATAAATGGGTAAAAATCAAGGGTGAAGATGGACGTAACGGCGTAAGTAGTTACATTTACCGTAAGTATAGTGATAATGCCAATGGGTCGCCAATGAGTGATAACTCAAATTTAAAGTATATAGGTATTTATACCGGTACTAGCGCAACAGCACCAACAACGCCAACGGCTTACACTTGGAGTAAGATTAAGGGTGAAGATGGTCAACAAGGAGTGCCTGGTGCTCGAGGTGCTGACGGTAAAACTAGCTATTTACACACGGCTTATGCTAATAGTGCGACAGGTGATCGTGATTTTAGTACCACTAATAGTAACGGCAAGGAATACATCGGGACTTACACTGATTTTGAAATTAATGACAGTAACGATTATCGACGTTATAAATGGGTAAAAATTAAAGGTGAAAATGGTAGAGATGGTAACAACGGACGAGACGGTAGAGATGGTAACGTTGAATTAAATTTATTAAATGGAACTAAAGAGTTCGTAAAAAGTCAATTTGCGTCACCGGATAATTTTCAAAAAAATCTAGTATGGATTGATGAAATCGAAAGATACGAAGACTTTGCGGTTAAGTCGACAATATACCAATTTAACGGGTTATGGCAAAATGTAAAAGTTGAAAAAGGTAAAACGTATGAGTTCGGTTTTTTTGCTAAAGGTAGTCGAGATACTGACAGAATATTATTCAGCCCCGGTTGGGCAAGTTCGTCAGCGAAACAACCATTAGCACAATACAATATTAACAGTATACCATTTAAGTTGACTACGGCTTGGAAATTCTATTCATTTAGATTCACAGTAACACAAACGGGGTGGTCACAATGCCGAGTTGAAAAAAACGAAGTTAATAATGGGATTAAATTCAGTTTATGCGGTTTATATTTAAAAGAATTAAAAAACGATCAGTCATCTCCTCTTGGTTGGTCACCATCTATAGAAGACTTACAAGGTCACAGCTTAACCGCTAATTTATGGTTTAGTGGTAATTACATAAACAATGTAACAAGCAACGTCAGATTAAACCTAGTCGTTTATTACGATGGAAAAGAAATTCGAGATTTCAACGCCAATATTAAATATGTTGGGGGCGGTATTAACGACTGGCGTACTCAAGAAAATGTTAGAGTACTAAGGGATAACACGGTAGATTATGGTTTTTGGAGTAACAGTGAGAAAAACGGAACGCCGTTATTTGCTTTAGCCATAGTTAGCTATAAAGGTTTACAAATTATTTCTGATGCAAGATTAGACAACGTGCCAAATGTTGAAGACATTAAAGAAACGATTAAGAAATTTAAAACTTTTGAGAGTACCTTAGATAGTTTCAAATCTGTAATTGGTGAGATTAAAAGCAAAGAAATAAAGACTATAATTAATACACCTAACTTATGTACCGAAGATTTTTCAAATAATAAATCTAAAAGAGGTAACGACTTATACTTCAACGTCTCACCGTCGTTGAAAGCTAATACTAAATACACGGTTATAGTTGATGTTAGTTTAGAAAAAGTCGAAGTTCACCAAAAAACAAAGGTTTACGGTGCTAAGAGTGGCGGAGGTGAACAATGGTTAAAAAGTGGGCGTAATGTCTGGATTGTTGATTATGCCACCGAACAAACAAGAGTAAATATATATCCATTAGGTGAGTTTTCGAAAGTATTCAACGTCGAAATATACGAAGGTGATTACAGGGAATTTATAGAACAAAACAACCGATTCGTTTCAATGGATACAGCTAAGAGAGAACAGTCGGGGTTTTATTCTTATAAAATAAACCATAACATAAATAACGGAAAAGGTAAGTATTTCTTAGTGAAGTTCGACTTAGCAAGTTTACCGGCTGACAAATGGTTCGCAAGTGGTGATAACGGAACCCTTGCTCTTTATTCTTTTGGAGCTAAACAGTTTACAGAAGAGTTGAAACTAAAAGATAACGAGTATATTTTTAAGGCGCATTTAGATGATACTTTTTATATATTTCACTCTACAAACTCATTAAATTTAATTAACGTTCGTTTGTATGAAGTTAGATTCGGGGTTACACTTGCAACACAAAACTCATTAATTGATATTAGTAGTATGATTGACCAAAGTAAAGAGGCGGTAACACTTAGCGCTAGAAAGGAAATTGAAGGTAAATTAACCAATTATCCAACGAACGCATACCTTTTAAATAATTTCGCTAATAAACAAGAGCTTGAAAATTTAGTATCTAAATCTGAATTAAAAGTCTTATCAGATAGAATTGAAAGTTCTGTAAATACTGGTAATTTCGGAACTACACTTTCCCAAAATGCTTATTATGTGAGAGTTGCATGGAACAGTATTTCAAATTATGTTCAATTTGAAAATGGAGGATTGAACTTTTACGAAGGAAGTACCACACAAAACAATTTGCGTGCAAGAATAGATGATGGAAATTATACGTTTTGGCGTGATGGTTACAACCTTGGAAATATGGGAACAGGCTATTATGCAAAGGATAATAATAAAAAAGGTATACAATTTCACCTAGAGTACGATGGATGGTTTATGGGTTGGGCTTATAAGCAAAAACGAACGGATAATTTTTACACATGGAAATGGTACTACACATCAGGTTCAGTTGGTGATACTTACGCGGACACACTTAACGCTGGTTGCAATACTAATTTCAGATGGAATGAGATTTGGTATTTTAAAACAAGGACTTCTTGGTTCAACATAATGGATGGATTAAACGGTACTATTTCAGTTGTTTCAAATATAGAAAATACTGGAGATGGTGGCATTCGTTGGTGGACTAGAAACTTAACATTTAAAAACGGAATATTAATTGGAGGATAAAAGAATGAATGAACCTATAGAACTAAAATTTACAAATGCAAAAAATGATATTACAAAATTTATCGAAATCACTGGAAATGAAAATGGTGTCCCACCTTTTGTAATGGTTGGGATTTTATCTCAAATTTTAACAGAGTGGCAACGACGCGAACTTATACAGTTAACGGACGCAATAACTAAACCTAAACCGGAAGGAGAACAAAATAATGTTTAAATTAGCTTGGAAAAATGGCTTTGAGCTTGGTGTCGATAACCCAAAAACAAGGGTTCAGATTACTAACGAAGATATGACAATTATTATTACAAAAAATTTAGACGGTGATTTTTCAAATAAATCTGACTACGAGCTAGTTAATTTAGTATTAGAGAAATTCTATCAAGATACATTCCCTAATCGTGCTGAGAACGAACGATTTAGTAAAGTAGATGAAAAACTAAAACAGCTGGATATTAAACTGGTTGAGTTGGATAAATTGAAAAAAGAACTTGAAATTACACAAGGATCACTAATGGATTTAATCACACAAATGAGTGGAAGTTTGGAGGATGAACACCATGAAGATAATTCACAACCTAAAAATTCAAGTGAAGGAGGTGACAGTAATGATGGCAATGCTATTCGCAATTAATATCGCAAAAGGTAAACGTACGTTTGCACAAGTACCTAAATTCCTTAAAGATAAAGTCAGAGAATGCTTAATCGATATGGATTTGGAACATTTAGCAAAAGAGGGGGCTTAAAGCTCTCTTTTATTTTGCAAAGAAAGGAGTTTGATTAATGGAAATTACATTACCAGAGTTAGCTGAACGCTACTATCATTTAGTGCAAGATGTGTATATTCACGCATTCACACTAGTTGTTTTGTTGGATATTCTAACTGGAGTAGCTAAGGCTTTTGTCACAAAGACACTCAACTCAACAATAAATAGACGTGGATTGATTGAACATATCATAGTCTGTGTGATGTGCATAACTGTATATCCATATCTACTATATTTAGGTTTTAACGAGATAGCAACAGCTTTCTTGTTATTTTTTATATTAAGTTACTGTCTTTCACTCATAGAAAATCTAAGTGCTTTAGGAGTACCATTTCCAACTGGTATTAGAAAAAGACTTGAGAAACTACGAGATGAACTTGACGGAAAGGAATAAGGAATGAAAAAATTAATTAAAATAGATTTTGAAAACACTACAAGAGAACGTAAAACTGAAGATAGTTATTCAGAATTATATTCTCATGATAAAAATAACGGATCATTTGAGTTTGAGATATTAAATGAAACACTAACAACTGAACAAGTTACAGCTTTATTCAAATTTACAGAAAGTAATAAAATCTGGAAAACTACTGGAACGGTAGAAGGTAACAAAGTAAAAGTAACGTTTGATACTACTTTAATTACTCAAAATGAAACGGTTATTTGTTATCTTTATTTTGACGAAGAACAACGAACTTCTGATACATTCAGATTTAAGTTTAAAGTCAAAGTATCTGAAATTGATAAAATGAGTCGCTACGAAGTCAAAGAACGTTTTATCAACAATACTGTAATCGTTGATAGATTAGACGTTGTGACAAAGGATGAATTAAAAGAAGCGTTAAAAAATGTTGGTGGAATAGCAACAGAAGGACTACTAACAGAGGTTAAGGCTGAAGAATTATTTGTTAAAAAAACTGATGCCGTGGATAATACTAATTTTGAATTAGTAAAAAATAGAGTACTAGCATTAGAATTAAAAACTGATAAAGATACAGTATATGATGATAGTGAAGTAAAAGAACGACTTACAACGCTTGAGAATAAAGCCCCTGTAGATTTATCAAACTATGCTACTAAACAAGAATTAGCTAACGTTAGTGGTAGTCAACCATTAGCTGACAACCTTGTGACTAAAGAGGAACTAGAGAACAGACATTACATTTCAGATGTAAGTAATCTAGCTACTAAGGATGAATTAAACGAGGTTAGGAACAGTCAACCAACAGTTGACACTTCACATTTAGTTACTAGAGATGAACTAGAAGGTAAAGGATATCTAACAACACATCAAGATTTATCTGAATATGCTAAGAAGTCAGAACTATACAACGATAGCGATTTAAAAGCACGTGTTGAGGTGCTAGAGCAAAAAACGGATAAAGACACCGTTTATGACGACACACCTCTTAAAGAGCGTGTAATGGCTTTAGAAAGCAGAGCTATTGAAGGTGGAACTTATGATGATAAACCTATTAGAGATAGATTAGATGTGTTAGAAGCTAAAGAAGATAAAGATACTAAATATGACGATACAGAAGTAAAAAACAGACTTACTGAACTTGAAAGTAAGCCTGTTGTTGATACTTCTGTTTTTGTTACTGATGAGAAATTGTCTGAGAAAGGATATCTTACTCAACATCAATCTTTAGAAAATGTAGTTACTAAAGAAGAGTTAGCTAACAAGAAATATGTTACTGAAGATGAATTAAATAACAAAGGATATTTAACTCAACATCAAGACTTATCAAACTATGTGACTAGCGAACAACTAGAGAATAAGCACTATTTAACACAACATCAACCGCTTGATAATTTAGTTACAAAAGAAGAGCTTAACAGTAAAGGTTATGTAACTAATGAAGCACTTAACAGTAAGGGATATTTAACTGAACACCAAAATATTTCACATCTAGTGACTAATGATGAACTAAATAGTAAAGGTTATTTAACTGAAGAAATGTTAAATAGTAAAAACTATCTAACAGAAGATGTGTTGAATACTAAGAATTATTTAACTCAACATCAAGACTTATCTAGTCTAGTGACTAAGCAAGAACTAG